TGATTAAGTCTGCTGTCGGTAAGCATGAGAAAAACATGCACCCCGGTAAGAAGCCTACTAAACTTAAAGCTGGCGGCAAAACCAACAGCGACATGCTGAAATACGGTCGCAACATGGCAAAGGTGATGAACCAGCGTTCTGTTGGTCGTGGAGGTTAAGATGGCTACATACAGACAACCAAAGAAAGAACCAACCGTTGTTGTTGGTCAGATGCCTGTTAAAGAAGCTTTGAAAGCCAACATGTCTATTGCCAATGAGCGTAGCAACCCCTACGACGGCGTGAAGACTTCTGGTATCAAGATTCGCGGTACTGGATGCGCTACTAAAGGTGTTATGGCGAGAGGCCCAATGGCATGAACTATACGCAACTCAGCAACGCTATTCAGGCGTACACGGAAAACACCGAAGCAAACTTTATCGCTGAGATACCCGTGTTCGTTCAGCAAGCTGAGCAGCGTATTTACAATACCGTTCAGTTCCCTTCGCTTCGCAAGAACGTTACGGGCACTACGTCGACAAACAATAAATACTTGTCATGCCCCGGAGATTTTCTTGCCACATACTCAATGGCAGTGATTGACGGTACAGGCGCGTATGAGTATTTGTTAAACAAAGACGTCAACTTTATTCGCCAAGCATACCCTTTGCCAACAGAGACAGGGTTGCCGCGGTACTACGGTATTTTTGGCCCCGCTACAGCAAACTCAGACGAGCTAACATTTATTTTGGGTCCAACGCCCGATGCGGTGTATGGTGTTGAGTTGCACTATTACTACTACCCAGAATCAATCACAACAGCCAGCACATCATGGCTGGGGGATAACTTTGACTCTGTGCTTTTGTATGGTTCTTTGGTTGAGGCTTACACCTACATGAAAGGCGAGGCCGACATGTTGCAGTTGTACAACACCAAGTACCAAGAAGCACTAATGTTGGCCAAGCGTTTGGGCGATGGTATGGAGCGTCAAGACGCTTATCGCTCTGGCCAGTACCGTCAGAAAGTAGTGTGATATGTCATTGACCCAAGGCGCCACTAACTCGTTTAAAGTCGGACTTGCTTCTGGAGACTTTGCGTTTGATTCAGTGCTGGATACTTCGTACAAAATAGCGTTGTATACCGGTGCAGCTACGTTGGGCCCAGACACGACTGCATACACAACTACTGGCGAAGCGTCTGGCGGCGACTATGTTGCTGGCGGTCAGACACTCACTATTACGCAAGTACCGACTTTGGGCAATCAGACTGGTTCTACAGCCGCGGCTTACTGGTCCTTTGCAAATGTTACTTGGACAGGTTCGATTAATGCACGAGGCGCATTGATTTATAAGGACTTGGGCGGGGGTAGTACGGCGTCTGTTTGCGTGCTAGACTTTGGCTCAGATAAAACTTCTGCTAGTACGTTTGTTGTGCAGTTTCCAACTGCCACAAATAGCACCGCAATTCTTCGTGTTTCTTAGTACAATGCCATCTAATACGGCAACAACCGCGTTAATTCGCTCTTCAAATTAAGGAAATATCATGTTTAATGAAGCCGCCAAATCTACAGACATCGTAGCCGCAGCCTTGGCAACTGCAAAACCTGTAACCGAAGGCGTTGGCGCTGGCGGTGTCTATACACTCCAGTGCTTCGACAAAGACGGCAAGCTAAAGTGGGAAACAAGCTCCCACAACTTGGTGATGAACGGCGGCCTGCAAGACATGAATACACAGTATTTCAAAGGCTCTGCGTACACAGCCGCTTGGTTTATTGGCTTGGTCACAGGTCCGGGTTCTGGTACAACGTTTGCTGCCGGTGACACTATGTCTTCCAAGGCGTGGACTGAAAACACCGGATACAGTAACGCAACCCGCCCAGCAGCTACATTTGGCACGGCCACCACAGCCAACCCATCTGTACAAACCAACTCAGCTTCTCCGGCTTCATTTAACATCAATGCCACTTCAACAATTGCTGGTGCGTTTTTGGTCAGCAACAGCACCAAGGGTGGCACTACTGGCATCTTGTTCTCGGCTTCTGACTTCCAAGCCCCCGGCGACCGCTCAGTGGTGTCAGGCGATACCTTGAACGTAACTTACACATTCAGCTTAACAGCGACTTAATCAGGAGTTAAATCATGGCAACAAAATTTGCAAAAGGCCAAGCTGTCAAATTGATCGCAGTCGTACCAGAAGGCCCAGTTCAAGCTCTGCGCATGGACGAAGACGGCAACTTCTTCTACATGGTCGAGTGGACTGACGCTGACGGCAACGTCACACAACGCTGGTTTACTGAAGACCAACTGGTAGCTGTGTAAGGATTTCCCGTGGTCAAGATCGACTTTGAATTTGACACACCGCACGGCGTTTTCCGGGACGCCTTGCACCTGCCTGACGACCACGGCATGACTGACGAGCAGATTGATGCTATGAAGACACAGCGCGTGGACAACTGGATTGCCATCGTAACCGCCCCACCAGCAGAAGTTGTTGAAGAAACTCCTCCAACTGAGGAGTAAAAATGGCTGATCGCTTCTGGGTTGGTGGTGCGGGTACTTGGGACCTCACAACTACAACTAACTGGTCCGCTACATCTGGCGGCGGGGGTGGTGCGTCTGTACCCACGGTAGCGGATAACATCTTCTTTGACCAAGCGGGAACTTATACCGTCACGGTTAGTGGTGGGACGCGGTCATGTTTGGACATAACAGTTTCCGCAGGTGTTGTTACATTTTCCGGCACAGGTTTCCAAAATCTTAACGTTGCCGGATCACTTAGTTTTCTTGCCACTACTACGTGGAATGCTCAAACTGTTTTTACATTTACTGCGACTACTACTGGCAAAACTGTAGCGGCCAGCAACGCATTTCCTGTTTCAGCATTTACTTTTAACGGGGTTGGCGGAGGGTGGACACTTGCTAGTGCCGTGTCTTTCCCATCCGGGTCACTTAGCGTATCCGCAGGTAGTTTTAATTCTGCAAACTACAGCATAACTTGTGTAAACTTTACTATACAAAACTCAGTGGCACGCTCCGTAACACTTGGGTCGAGTACAGTCACAGTTACCAGCGGTAACGCTAACGCTATTGCTGCTGCAGACATCACTAATTTGACATTTAATGCGGGCACCAGTCAATTTAATCTAACTGGAACATCATCGGGCATTGCATCAGGAGGGGCGTTGACGTTTTACAACGTGGCGTTCACTGGTACTGGAACCGGTACAAAGACAATTACCGGCACAAACACATTCAACAACTTTACCGTAACCGGACCCGCATCCGCCGGTGTAGTTAACGTCACCTTTGCCGCCCAACAAACCATCAACGGCACACTGTCCACCACAGGCACAGCAGGTAACAGGCGCGTATTCTTTACCACGGCCAACTACGGCATCTCACACGACCTCGTGGTCAACTCTGCCCCAAGCCTGACAGACGCAGACTTCCGTGGGCTGTACGTCCGTGGCACAGCAGCCCCCATCAGCGGAACACGCATCGGCAATCGCGGTGAGTGCAGGGGGATCACGTTCAGTACACCTAAGACGGTGTATTGGAATTTGGCTGGCGCACAAAACTGGTCAGCAAATGCTTGGGCAACTACGTCTACAGGAACGCCATCAACAGACAACTTTCCGCTGCCGCAGGATACAGCTACTTTTACCAATGCGGGCTCGGTAACGGGAACAATTTCATTGGATAATATTTTATATGTTCCTAACGTAGATATGTCTGGGCGCACAAGCGCAATGACGTTATCACTGATTAGCATACAGACAGTTTATGGAAATTGGACTAATGGTTCCGGAACAACGCTTTCAAACATACAGCCTCTGACGTTCTCTGGCGGCGCAACTCAAACCATCACCAGCGCAGGTAAAACATTTCCCTGCCCCATCACCATCAATACCTACGGCGGCACAGTACAGCTTGCTGATGCGTTGAACATTGGTTCAAACTCGCTTACGGTCACAAACGGTACGTTTACTACGGCGGGGTATGCGGTAACTGCCTCTAGCTTGCGCTCCTCCGTTGGCAACGTCAGAAGTATTAGCTTTGGTGCAAGTACGTTAACTCTCAGTGAGGATGGCGGAACGGTAATAGATTTTAATACCACAAACTTAACATTTAATAGTGGAACATCTCAAATAAACTCTTCTGCCACAATCGGCGGTAGTGTATCAAATAACGGGACAACTCCGCTCAATTTGTATAATTTCTCCGTTACCGGAACATCAGGTGTTAATGCAAGTGTTTCTGGATTAATTAACTTTAATAATTTAACTATTAACGTAGCAGCATCTGCCAACCTTAACAGGCTGAGTTTTAATGCAAACTCAACAATCAACGGCACCCTGACCTGTGCTGGCGCATCCGCAGTCCGGCGCATCTTCTTGAGTTCCAGCACCATTGGCACTCCGCGCACCCTGACGGTCAACGCGATCTCCGCTGACGACTGCGACTTCCGCGACATTAACCTTGCTGGCGCGGCATCAGGCGCATCGCCTACACGCGCAGGCGACTGCGGGGGCAACACGGGCATTACGTTCCCCGCACCCAAGACGGTGTACTGGAACCTTGCTGGCGCTCAGAACTGGAGTGCTACGGCTTGGGCTCCGGGGTCTGGTGGTACGCCTAACATCAACAATTTCCCACTGGCACAAGATACGGCTGTGTTTGATAACACAGGCAGCGTGACGGGTACAATCACAATTAACGCCGTATGGAACATCGGGACGTTTGATACATCACTGCGTACCAGCGCAATGACGTTTACGGATAATGGAAGTAGTCCCACAGTTTATGGAGACTGGAAGTTTGGTACAGGTGTTACATTTAGTAATAATAGCTCAATTAACTTTTCCAAAAACGGCACTCAAACCATCACCAGTAATGGCGTTCAATTTGGCTGCGGCGTAACCATCAATCACCCCTTAGGAATTGTTCAGCTTGCCAATGCGCTGTCCATAAGCTCGTCTCGCGCCCTGAACCTTACATTGGGGACGTTTGATGCGGTCACTTACAATGTAACCGTAGGTATATACAGCATTAATGGCGCAACTACGATAACAAGAATGGGTTCCGGTACTTGGACTATTTCTGGTACTGGTCCAGTGTGGTCTGCTAACGGCACTATTTTTGCCGGAACATCAAACATTGTTCTTTCGAACACATCTACAAACTCAAGAACATTTAACGGCAATAGTCTTTATTACAACAAGTTAACCATTGGTGGAGCAACAGGAACATCAACAACAACCTTTACTAACAGCAATATATTTGGTGAGTTTGCTTCAACTAAAACGGTAGCGCACACAATTGATTTTGGAGGCAACAACAACACTTTTGGCAAGTGGTCTGTAACAGGAACAGCGGGTAACGTAGTAACAATCACAGGCACAAGCACCTCAAACGTCATTGCTGGCCCTGCGGTCACAGGCGTTGACTACTTGGCAATGGGTACTTGGGGTTTTTCCACAACAAGCCCCGGTGAGTTTTACGCTGGAGCCAACAGCACTGGCACAGCCGCAGCCCCCGTATTTAGGACTGCCGCACCAACACCTCGCACACTGTACTGGGTAGGCGGCACAGGCAACTGGTCATCCACAACCAAGTGGTCTACATCATCAGGGGGTGGCTCTGGCGCAGCTATCCCAACATCTTTAGACGCAGTCATTTTTGACGCAATGTCTAACGCCACAGCCTACACAGCCACAATTGACGCTGGTGTAACGTTTGCCCGATGCGCCTCGTTCACAATGGCTGGCCCGTTAGTTGGCAACGTGACCTTTGCTGGCTCGGTGGGTATTGCCTTTCACGGCAACGTGAGTTTTGCTGCTACGGGTATTACTCGGACGTACTCTGGCACAATAAACTGGGCGGGCAACAGCAGTTATACCTTTACAAGTAACGGCCTATCTTTCACTAATAATATTGTTATTAATGGTGTTGGATCAACTTGGACTTTGGGTAGCACGCTTACAGATTCTGGAGCAAGTTTAACCGTAACCAATGGGGCACTTAATACCAGTATATATAATTTAACTTGCACTATTAGTTCATCAAATATAAATAAACGGTCCATTAACTTAGGAAGTGGCACTCATCTTGCGTCAATTGCTTTTTCTACACCAGTAACAAACTTAGAATTTAATGCTGGAACCTCCACCATTAACGTAGCCGGTCTCGGGGCAACTTTTCTTGGCGGCAACCAAACTTTTTACAACGTTAATTTTACCAGTGCCGCAGTAACAGGTACTCACCAAATAATAGGTGTAAACACATTCAACACCCTGTCGTTTGCTGGTCGCACAACGGTTGGCATCACGCCCGTCACATTCTTTGACAATCAAACCATCAACACCCTGACGCTGAACGCTGGAACAGCATCTGCCTACCGCACGTTCTTGGCATCATACAACATCGGCACACCCATAACATTGACGGTAGGCACTCTGACTGCTGGCGCTGCTGACATTGACTTCCGTGACATCACCATTGCTGGCGCTGCTGCTCCGATCTCCGGCACTCGGTTTGGTGATGCCAAGGG